AAGAGGTTAATTATGGCAAAAATTGATGATGTATTTGGCAAAGTCCCAGCAAGTATTTTAAGTACATGGGGTCAAGACTTTACTTTTATCAAGTCCACGACACCAAAGACTTATAACCCCACAACTGGTGCTGTTACTGGATCAGACACAAATGTAACGGTCAAAGGAGTTATTACAACGCTTGATTCCAGTGAAGATGAAGGTTTATATCAAACAACAGATGTAAAAATGGTGATTGGATCAGAAGAATTAGGAGATTATTACCCTACGGAAGCAGATCGAGTTCAATATCCACAAGCAGGAGCGACAAGAGAGGGAAAAATCATTGATATTAAGACAGCTAGAGGAGATAAACCTATTTTTCATACGTTGATCGTGAGGCCACAATAATGGCAAGAGCTCGCAATGAATTAGGCAAATTAATAAAAGATCTGGACAGAGTGGCTGCTTCTGTAGCATTTGTAGGTCCAACAAGAGCAGCAGTAAAAGTTGTTAATGATTTACAAGATTTAGGTCCAGTATGGACAGGTCGATTTGCTAACTCATGGCAAATCCAGACACCATCTCAGGTGTTTAGACCTGCATCATTCATGCAAGAAGGTTCACCTCGTCAAATTCCATTCCCTACAACAACAGGAAGAGAATCATTAAAAGGATTAAAACCTTTTGGTGATCGAGTTGTTTTTAGGATCTCGAATCAGTCACCGCATAAAAAATATGCAATGGATCAAGCTGAAGGACGTTTCTTTAGACCAGAAAACAACCCTCTTCCAATCAATGCTGTTAGTGGCAAGTGGCAAGAAGGAATGGGAGGAAGAGGAGGCACAATGAAAAGAGGAGATATCAATAAAGGTCGTGGCAGAGCAAGTAGCACTGCTGAATTGGATTGGTTTAGCACCTATGCTTCTGGCAAGTTAGATAAGACAATTAGACTAGAAATGAATAAGGTTGTGAAATGAATTATCAAAAAATTCGAGCAGAAGTAGAAAACCCATTGTTAACTGCTTTTGGAGCATTAAGTCCTGCTATCCCTGTTTTCTTTGATAACATCACTGCTGCACCAGCGAACAGCACAACCGAATATGTAAGAGTAAATGTTACATTTGGCTTAACAAACGATCCAACATTAGGTTCAAGCGTTGATAACGCTAGAGGTTCTATCGTTATTCGAGTCTTTACGAAGAAAGGTGATGGACCTGCACGAAATCAAACATTAATGACAACTGCTGTTGATGTTTTAGAAACATTAAATGATGCGACAAAAGGTACAACAGGTACATATTTAAAGACTGGATCAATTGAAGGTCCGAGCTTTTCGTCAACAGAAACACCCCCAATGTTTATGGGAAGAATAGAGACTTCTTACGTTGCCACGGTTTTGAGCTAATCTATAGGTAAATTTCTTAAGCAGCCTCATGGCCGTTACTGTTTTATCTGGCACATCAGGTGCTCTCTATTATAAACCTGCTGGTACTACAGGTACTTTTAGTCCTGCTGATGTCACCATTGGTACAGAAACAATGGTGGTTCAGACTTATTTAAATTTAAAGGTTGGTGATCCAGTTAAGTTTCAAGTTGTAGATAGTTCTACTGGTGGATCAGGAACAGGAACTTTACCTGCTGGATTAAGTGCTGGAACAACTTATTACGTTACTGCGTACACAGCTACAACAGGAGCATTAAAAGTATCAGCAACTAATGGTGGTTCTGATGTAAACCTAACTGATGTTGGAACAGCCGCAGCTCCTAATGAATTTCAAGTTTATTACAACGATTTTGCTGCGATTGGGCAAGTAAGAGAGTGGACTTTTGAGATTGAAAGAGCTGAAATTGACGTAACCACAATTGGTCAATCTCCTGGTCAATATGTTCCATTTAGAAAGTACATTGCTGGATTTGGTGATGGTTCTGGTACTGCTTCTACATATATGACAAACGAAGACGCAGCTTTATCAAATAGATTGGTAGAAGACGTTCTTCAACGTCAGCAAGTTGGTGCAGCGTTCAAACTTTATACAGACCGTGTATTTAGTGGTGGATCTGTTAGTGACACTCTTAGTCGCTCAATCAGCTTCGATGCAACATTAACTTCTGCAAGCTTTAGTGTTAACCCTGATGATGCTCAAGAGGTATCAGTTAACTTCCGTCCAGCAGGAGTCCCAACATTCGATTTAAGTTCTACATAATAGAACTGGGACACGGAATGTTCCAATTAACCCTGCCTAGTGCAGGGTTTTTTATTGTTTATTAGGTTAGAATAATAATGTTCAACAAAATCTTATGTCATCAAGCCCTAGAACTACACGCTCACCGTTAAGAGCAATAGATCGTTTAAAGAAAGCAGCAAATTTAGATGCAACCAAGAAATATGTTGAATTATCTGATGGAACTACCTTTGAAATGTGGGTAACACCATTAACAATGGCAGAAAGAGAGAGGGCGCAAAAAGGTCCAAGAGGTGATGATGCGAATGAATTTGCGTTGCGTTTATTGATTGCTAAAGCTTGTGACGAGAATGGAGAAAGATTGTTTCAAATGGGTGAGATAGATGTTCTAAAGAATGAAGTTAGAGATGCAGATTTACAAGCATTGATGCTTGCAGTGCTTCAAGATGACGAGGATGCAATCGACCCAAAATCTTAAGTGCGGAGCTTCGGAAAGATGGATTGTTAATGCTTCAATTTGGCATCGCAAAAGAATTAGGAAAAACTCTTTCTGAAATCCGTCAAATGACCTTTGAGGAAATTTTAGGTTGGAGTGCTTATTTCCAAGTGATTAACGAGGATCAACGAAAAGAAATGGATAGAGTGAAGCGGTTCCGTTAGACTGTTTAGTAATCGTGTTTATGGTTGGTTTCTGTGGCTGCTTATAACGCTGATATTAATGTAAGAGTAAATGGTGCTAAACAGTTAAATAAGCTAACGCAAAGCTTAGAGTTAACTTCTGAAAGAATAAAAAATATAAATAAATTGGCTGCTGCTGCCAATAGGAATGATTTTTTATCAGGAGCAAAAGCTGGACAAGCTATAAAGAATCAAGTGATGAGCTTGAAGGCTTTAAATTCAAATTTAGCGAAAGCTGCTGAAAATTTTAGAAATGTAGATTTAGAGAATGGTCAAGCTTCTATTGTTGCAAAACAATATGCAAAGGCGTTAGATCAAGTAAATATTGGATTAGAAAGAAGAAATCGTTTACTTAACGAAGCCAAAAAGAAACTTGCCTTTGAACGATTTGCGACTGGAGATGTAACTGGTCGTACTCAATATTCTTCACCTATTGGGCCTAGACCTGGACGGGGTGGAGGAGTGAGTGGAGCAGGGAGTAAAGGGAAAGGAATGATGAGTGGGTTTAGTGGTACAAGAGTTGGTCAAGCGATTCTAGGTGGTGGATTCCCTGCCTTGTTTGGTCAAGGTATTGGTGGAGTTACGGGTGGTGCTGCTGGTGGATTGCTTGGTGGTTTTGCTGGAGGTCTTGCAGGTTCAATTTTAGGTTCAAGAGTTGAGGAATTTGCTCAAGCTGCTGCTGAAACAGGAAGGGCATTGGCTTCTGTCGGAGATGCTTTCGACATGATGCAGGAGAAATCTTTATTTTCTTCTGAAGCTATTGAACGAAATGTTGAGGCATTAATTCTTCAAGGGAAAATTCAAGAAGCTGCTACTGCTATTACAGATGAATTGTCTACAAAGATAGGAAATAAAGGCGTAGAAAGGTTGAAGGAATTAGGAGAAGTTTCAAAGGAGACAATGAAGTTATGGAATGAATTGAAGATTCAAATGCAAGCAGTTGCTACGAAGGCAATTCTTCCATTGTTAAAATTAATTAATAAGGTTTTAGGTAAAACGACAGCAGGTAACAGGTTAAAAGCATTAGAAGATGATTTAAAAGGAACAGAAGCAGGAAAGAATTTAAAAGCAGATATAGAGGCAAAAGGAGGAGTTAATAAACTGACAGGCAAGACAAGTACATCGAAGTTAGATACAGAAGAAATACAACAATTATTAGACAAATACAGAGAATTTCAAGAAGCGCAAAGAACAGGAGCTTCAACTGTTGGGATTTCAAATGAAGATCTTAAGAATGCAGAAGAAATTATCAAGAAAAATAGAAAAGGATTAGATATAGCTTTAGAACAACTTGAAGCAACAAGAGAGTTATATCAAGCAAAATTAGATGGTAATGAAAAAGAAGTAATTAAAAAACAAGAAATTGAAAAAGTGATGAAGTCAATCAAAGGAATGAATGAAGCAGAATTAGAAGCTGCTAGAAAGAAACTCGAAACAGCCTATGAGGAAGCTGATGCAGTCAAAAACAAAGCTAAATTGCAAGAAGAAGCAGATAAACAAGAATTAGAACGTAGAAAGAAAATTGCAGATTTATTAGCAACAGAAACAACTAATGCAATTGTTGGATTAATTGATGGCACAAGAACATTAGGAGAATCATTGAAAAATATTATTAAGCAGATGGCAGCAATGTTTATACAAAAGAAAATGATGAGCTTCTTTGGAGGAATGATGGGACTTGGAGGTGGAGGAGGAGGCTCTGTTGGATCACAATTAGGCAATATGATTGGCAGTTTCTCAAGTGGAGGAATAGTTACAAAACCCACAATGGGGCTTGTAGGGGAGGCAGGAGAGGATGAATATATAATTCCAGCCTCTAAGATGGCTCAGTCAATGCAACGGTATTCAGCAGGGGCTAGGGGTGAATCTGTTATTCCTGGGACTGGTCAATCATCCACAGGAGGCGGAGCTGGTTCGTCAACTACCGTCAATTACTCTGGTCCGATATTGAACTTCAACTCTGAAGAATTTATTCCTAAATCTGCTGTTGGTCAGATCATTTCAACGGCTGCAAGACAAGGTGCTGCTATGGGTGAAACTTCTACGATGAAAGCAATGCAAAATAGTCGCTCCGCTAGATCAAGGATAGGAATGTAATGAGTGCTTTAGCTTTAGTTACGTTCATAGAAATTTACGATCCTGATACTGGTGCTATTCAGCATCGTTTTCAAAATAGTGAGCCTACTTCCTCTGGCATAACTTTTAATGGTGCTCGTTTTGACTTTCTTTCGTTTCTTTATCAAGGTGCAACTAGAAGCAAAGATGGGAATAATCTTGAGTCAACTTTGATTCTTGCTAATGAAAGTAATGACAGAGAAGGTTCTGTAGGTGCAAATAAATTATCAATGAGTTATGCAGCAGAAGCTGTTAACAATGGCTGGAGCGTTAGAGTTTCAACTTGTGAGATGACTGACTTAACGTTTAGTTCTGTTAAAACAACAATAGTTGTTGACACTTGGAAAATTGCGTCAATGGGTTATGACAACACTTCTATTGAAATTTTATTAACTTCAATGATTGATGCTGTAGGTGGAAATACAGGAAGATTTCTAACAAGTAGCTTGGTTGGTCATCTTCCTGTTACTGCTTCAATGCGTACAAGGTGAAGACTGCAATGTTACTAGGGTTGCCCTATCGCTTAGGCGCAACTCCTAATAAACATAAAGCTGCTGATTGTGTCTCTCTTGCGGGAGAAGTTCTTAGGAATTACGGTGTAGATTTTCCTTGTCAAAAACGTGAATGGTACAGGCGTTTAAGAAAAAAAGATTATGACGTATTTCGTGATGAATTGAAAAAGTGGGGAACACTTACAACAACCGCTAAGATCGGAGTTGTAGCTCTCTGTAAAGCAGAAAAAGGTTACGCTTTAGCAGTTTATTGGGAAAGAGGTTGGCTATCATTCGCAGACAAGATGGTTCGATGGAGTCCGCTAAAAGGATTGGCGGTATTAGAGCTTTACTGCCCTATGAAGTAGGACTTTGTGAATCATTAGGAATAACAGAAAAGGAATATTTTGAATTTTTAGATTTAACGGAAGCCTATTTCCCTGAAAGGAAAAAGGAGTATGAGCATGTTCCCAATATTGTAAATATGCCACAGGCAATAGCTTTGCCTGGTTGGATGGTTACATCAGCAGGAGGTTTAAGTGCTTGGGGCCAGATAGCTATTGGAATCGCCTTGACTGCTGTTTCTTATGCTTTAACGCCTAAACCAAAAGATCCTAGTCAAGCACCAAGATTACAAATTGGAGGTGTTCAAGGTAGAAGTCGTTTTAATCCCTTAAGTGGATTTGATTCTGTTCAAGATTTAGCGTCTCTTGGATCGTTCATTCCTTTGGTTTATGCAAAACAAGGGGTTAGAGTTGCAAGTCAACTCCTTTGGTCACAGATAAGAACAGCTCAATATGGCGAAATTATTAACGCTATTGTTTTATTTTCTAATGGTGAAATAGCTGCCAAACCACAATTTGAGTCTTTGGCTTTAGGTGAAGTTTTTTTAGCTGATTTACCTGAATCAAAGTTAAAAGTTTATTTCTCAAGAGGTGCTAGAGAAAATGGGAGATTAGAAGGTGTAGCAGACACACAAACGCCTTCAAGTACTGATGATCAATATCAAGAAGGATCAGCTAAGAATAGTAATAACTATGGTCATAGAGGTAATAGGGAATATGACGATAGCGATCCTTTTAAGGTTAAATTCCACGAAAGCAATCAGTTTGTTTATAGGCCAAGTTTTAGTAGCACAAAAACACCGTCCACAAATAGTTCTTTTGGCGTTTATTCACCAATGCCAAACGGTAATGCTTACAAGGTTAATTGGGAACTTATATTGTTAGCGAAAGATGCAGATGATGATGTTAAGAAAGATCTAAGAATCAAAATGGGTAAGCTGGCACACTTTTACCCAAGGCAAATAGGACTGACTAGTAGTTCATATTCAAACGGACAAGTTTTAAGTCCTAATCAAGTCCAATCTGGTTTAATTGCTCATTATCGTCTTTTTTGGGCTGTTGATGAGAATGCTTTTATTGATACAAGTGTAGCTAATTCGGACGAAACAAAGAAATGGACAAAATTTTCTCCTTGGGGCTCGTCAGATGCTTATTCTGTTTCTGTTACTAACAGAGAAAATGCAGATGATGCAATAAGTGTTGGCGAGCAATATATGGTTGGGTCAACTTTGATGACCGCAATACAAGAAGATAATGGTAATAAATGGACGAAAGAACCTGCTTTTGGTTTTCAAAAAGCTATAACTTTAAAAGCAGACGAGCCTGGTTATATTGAATTTAGAAATCATGGAGAAACTCAAAAACCTTATGAATCTTTAATTGTTCAGAAAGTTGAACTTGCTACTTTTTCAAATACAAGAAATAGCGATATAACACAAGTAGGACTCAAAAGCACTGTATGGAGAAGGATAAATGGGTTTCCTAATGTCAACGAAATGCCTTCTCAAGAGAGGATTGAATCTTATGAGAAAAAGAATGGATCTATACAAGTAGGACAAGTAAGTAAGTATGTTAAAAGACTCAGTTTCTTTAAAATACAAGCAAAAAAATTAAATTCAGGAGATAAGTTTGTTGATATTGGAAATACTGTTATTTGTGTAAAAGGCTCTGCTCCTGTTCCTCAATATAATTCAATTGATATTAACCATTTTAATCCTAGTCAATATGAATTTAGATTCTTACCTGTCGCTGGAAATGTAGTTCTTAATTATTATCAAGGGCAGGTTCATGTCCTCGACTATGCGGCTGAAATACAACAACAAGCAAATTACGATTTAGGTTTAAAACTTGTTTATCATGCAAAAGTAGAAAGTTTACCAAGTGGATCACAAGTAAAGAACGGAAATTATTTTACAAATAATCCTGAATGGGATAGAGGCGGATATGGTGGAGCGTTAGCTGATACAGACCCTGATGTTACTGGTCCTGTAGAAACGTTCGAGCCTCCTTGGAGTGGGGTGGATGTTGTTGATGAAGACCTGCAATGGAGTTGGGATACAGTTAATAATGGTCAAGGACAATTTTATCCTCCAAATAGAACTACTTATTACGGAAATGGAGTTAATCAATCAGGTGGGCAGGTTAGTCAACATACAAATGTAAGTAATTACAATTACAAGGGAACACCTGCGGAAGGAAATTCCTACTTCAGTCCAGAGAAAGGAATCGTTGCTTATAGAGAAGAATTGTCTGGAGGCAAGTATAGGTGGACATATAGTGTTGGAGGGACTTTGGTCCCACCGGGGCAAGAGGCCGGAAGTTATATAAGAGATTCTGATGATCCACCTATTACAAAAGATGATTGGACAGACCCCATAGAAATGCGTGTTGACTCTCCTAACGGATGGGTAGGATCAGGTGTTTGGCATAGGTTTAGGGTTGCAAAAAACCCTAGTAGTTGGGGAGGAGGAGAAGATTGGAGGCAAGGATCAGCACAAGCTGGTGCAGGTCGGAATCATTTTGCTGTTGCAATTCAAAGGGCAAATAAACAACCTCCTACTATTACATTTCAAACTTATGATGCCGCAGGAGGTAGTGGAGATGGAATGAAGGTTTTAACTAAAATAACAACTGATGGGACTAGAACTAAGAAGGAATATTCATTAATTGCAGGAGGAAGTGGATATAAAAATAATGAGACTGTTACTGTTGATGGTTATCCGTTAACTGTTCAAGTTGCATCTCCAACGATAGCCCCGCCAGACACAAATCCTCATGAAGATTGGAAAAAGGATGGAACCTTACAGTATTACTTAGACTATTGGGAAACTACTAGGCATAACCCAAATAATGCAATAGCTGATTATTTCTTATTTGATTCAGAAACTTCAAGTCATGAAAATGGTCCTGAACATGAATTGACACATGTTAATGAAATTATTCATGCAGGTTCAAGTAGTGATCCTCAAATAAATTATGAGCATCTTGCTATAGCAGGAATAAGAGTTGGGGCAACAAATACTTTATCTAGTTTTAATTCTTTTTCTGCTTTTATTGAACAAGGAATTATAGTTGATCGTTTAATTAATGATTCTGGTAGTGGTCTTACTACTCGAAACTCATTAAATGCTGCTACGGATAATTTTGTTGAGATAGCACATGACTTATTGACTAATACATCTTATGGTGCTGGGGATATTGTGGGCTATGACGGTGTTGATAGGGCAAGCATGATTGAAGGTGCTAAATATTGTAAAGCTAATAATTTCCATTGGAACGGAATTATTGATCATCAATTTAATTTAAGAGAGTTTATCTTTGAACACGCTAATTATAACTTCTTAGATTTCTCTATTTTAGGCGGTCGATTTAGCTTGAGACCTGGGTTTCCTACTAATGGAGATCACACTATTAATTATGATGCAAGTGTTAACTCAGGTATTGATATTAGAGCCTTATTTACTGATGGAAACATGAGAAATATTAAGGCTACTTTTTTAACTCCAGAAGAAAGAAAAATGTTTAAAGCAACTGTCATTTATAGAGATGACAGGAGAAATGATAAAGGGATAGGTGGTTTCCCTGAAAATATTGCAAAGACATACGCTTACAACCCAACAGGAGAAGCTGGCTCGACCTTCTATCCGAAAGCAGAACAATTACCAGAGGAAGTCTTTGATTTAAGCAACTGGTGTACTGATATAAAACATGCAAAGTTGTTTGCTGCCATTGCATTAGCAACAAGAAAAGAAGTCGATCATGGAATTTCTTTCGATACCCCTCCAAGCTCTGTCTTTGGTTTGCTTGCTGGTGATTACATTCGGGTCTTAACAGAAGCAACTCATACAAGTCGTTTTAATAATGGAAGTATTGACTCAGAAGGTTATGTCACTTCAAGAGCAACTATTTCTGGTTCGATCAATACTTATTGTTGGACACCAGGAACTTTGGGAGGAATAGAGGAAAAAACGTTTTCTGTTGGAAGTGATGGTAAAAATTCACTTGGCTTAACTAATAAATTATTTGCTCAGGTTGACAGCACAACTGAAGATAGAATTTACAAGGTTGAATCAATTACCTATGGTGAAGAAGGTTTTATTCAAATAGCTGCTAGTCATGCACCTTTAATTAACGATAAACTTGCGGTCTTACATCATGCAAACCCTGACGCATCTGTTAATGGGGTTAATTATCTGAATCGTTTTCCTGAATTAAGAGGGCTTTAAATGACTAGTTTTCCTACATCTGTTCCAGCTCCTACGAGTAGAAGCTATTCTCCTGGGACGTATCCACAGGTTGAGTTTGAGGCTCAAAATGGTGTTAAGACTGTTATTCGTTATGGAAAGAACAGAATAAATGCAACACTGTCATTAGGTTTTAATAATATTACTGATAGTCAGGCAGCAAGTATTTTATCTAATTATGAGACTGTTAATTCTGTTTGGGGGAATGTAACTTTTGATGGAACGAATGTTATTGATGGTGCTGACAGTCAACTTCAAACTTTTTTCAAAGAAGGAACCCCTTTAAAGTGGAGATATTCTGGTCCTCCAAGCGTTACAAGTGTGTACCCAGGAATTAGTAATGTCAGTTGTAGTTTTGTTGCTTGCTTGGATGCACCCATATAATAAGAACAACGTATTGATTTTTTAGGTTGTGGCTTTTTATAGCGGAAAAGATGGACAGCTTTTTATTGACGGCTCACAAGCTGCCAAAGTTCAATCTTGGTCTTTTTCAAGTTCACAAGCTGTTCTTGAAACAACTTCTTTAGAAGACACTGATAGAACAATTGTTCAAGGAATCAGAAGTTATAGCGGGAGTGCAAGATTGTTTTATTACCAAGCTTCTGCTGGCTCTGGCGGAGATGTAACAACATTAATTAACAAATGTATTAAAGCAGGCAGTAGTGCAGGTGATGGGACAGCAGGTGATTCTAGTGCTGCAACTTTAAAACTAAAAATTGTTGATGGTTCTGCTAATGGTCGTTTTATTACTTTCTCGACTTTGATTACTGGAATATCAATGAATAGTGCTGTTGGCGAAGTATTAAGTGCTGATATTAGTTGGGAATCAAATGGAGCACCTACAGAAGTATCTATCTAAATCATGGGTGTTTATTTTGGGCAATCGGGTGAAATAGCCCTTAAAAGAGATGCACTTCAAGGTGCTTTGCAAACAAAGTTAGATCCTTTTGATGTAAACACCTCGACGAAGAGATTTAGTGTTGACCATAGTTCTGGTTCGTTATTGTCTGGAGATGAAGTAGAGATTGAAACGGTTGATGGTTCAACGCTTGAACTTGTTAATGGTCACAGTTACCCAGATGGCAAATGGTTTATTAATGTTGACCCTATGGGTGGGATTCGTTTGTATGACACGTTTCCTAAAGCAATAGAAGGTTTGCAATCAAATGCTTTAACTCTTGTTACTCCTAGTGCTGCTAAAGATATTTTGATACGGACCAGAAATGAGAGGTACAGACATGTTGCTAATGTTCGAGATTTTGAGATGACAACGAGTAGAGAGCAAGTTGATTTAACAAATCTTGGAGATGAATTTAGGAATCAATATGAAGCTGGATTAATTAGCGGTCAAGGTTCAATGAGTTGTATTTGGGAGCATAGTTATGACACAGGAGATAGAAAGAATGAATATGGCAGTGATCCAGAGTTTCCTTTTTATCTT